TCGGCCTTGGCCGCCCCAGCGACGATAAAGGCACGGTCATGGGCGGCGCCGCGGATATCGTCCCAGCGCGCAGTGGGCAGATTCAGCTTGCCCTTGAAGTAGGCTATCTGCTCGGCGAATGGCAGGGAACCGTATTCAGCCACCGGTCCATCTCATATCGGTATGCCCGCTGCGTTTGCGCCGTGTATGCCGATGGTCAATGCGCCTGTTATTCAGTTCGCGCAGGGCTGCCACTGTCTGGCAGTGGCGAATTACGTCCGTCTGCAGATGGTAGGGGACTCGTGCTAGGCGCTCTAGATAGTCCTCATGACTTATAGCCATTTCGCAATAGGCATTCCACTGCCCGCCAGTCGCATTGTCGTTGGGATATTGGTTCATGCACCCTCCTGCATAACGTCATAGCGCCCGGCTAGATCAGCGGCGAACACGGCCTCGCCCATTACGGCGGCGAATTCCTCGCTAGGCAGATCCGGGTATAGTCGCCGCAAGCGCTCGGCGAAGTCAGCCAAGTCTTCGCCTGACGCGAGGGAGGCATCAAGGGCGGCGCGGATGGGCTCGAGCAATGTATCCACAGGAGCGTCCGCCGCCCGTTCCAGCGCCGCGGTATGTTGGTCCGCATAGTCGGTCGAGTCGAGCGCACTGGCGCGGTGCAGAGCGATTCTGTTGGCCGCGGGTGCCCCAACAGGTATCGGCTCTCCAGAAACAGGGACTGGAGCGGCGGCTAGCAGTTCGCCCTGCGGCGATGGATCTGGTATTCCCAACCTATCGCGGATAATGCTCTGCTCGACCCGCAGCCCGAGCGGGACCAGGCGCGCCAGGGCATCGACCAGGCCCGCGAGGTCATCCGCGTCCGGCTCTGCGATCAGGATGCGCGGAGCGTCATCCGGATCCATGCCGCCATGATTGAGCGCTAGGTAGGCGCCCACTAGGTCTCGATTTAGGGTCTCGGCTAGGTCAGCCGCATCGGCGTCGCGCAGATCTCGGCGAACCTCGTCCTGGGCCTGATTCCCACCCAGCGCCCCGGGCTGGCCCTCGCTGCTGGCGATTTGGCCTAGAACTAATTTGGATATCTGCTGGTCTGCCCACCTAGCTAGGCGCTCAAAAACATCCGCACCGCTGCCGCTACCGCTAGCCTGGATCAATTCGATCCGCATCGACTCCGGAATTGCCGCCCCCCAGTCGGTACCCAGGTTAGCAATCGCCGCGAGCAGCTTAGCCAAGTCTTCCTCTTTGGCATCGGGGCCGTATTTACCCAACCGCAGGGGCAGGCCATAGGTGTCGGCGAACCTCAACCAGTCGCCAAGCGCAAAGCTCTTGGCCATGTAGGCGATAACAGCGGTGCGCGCCAACCCGCTGTTGAGTGGGTGACCGCTGAGCAGCCCTGGGGCATGCACCAGGTAGCGGTAGGGCGGCAGGGGCAACCCTTCGACAGGGGCGGCGGCATCGCGCAGACGCAGTTCATCCGGTCGCTCGCGGTGCCATGAGAACCAACGCGGGTCGATCCAGCGATAGCCCGCGATGACCTCTCCGGTGCGCGCCTCGGTGCGGTCGCGCGGCGCCCATGGGGTGCGCCCGGTGTCCCAGACCATCTCAACTACGGCGTAGCCCTTTCCCACTGCGTCCAGAAGGGAGGAGCAGGCCCGGCGGAAGCCGGGGCCGCGCACCAGGGCGCGCACCTCATCGGCGAGCGCCATGTCAGCCGCATCGTCGCTCGCGCTCTCAACCGTCACCGGTAGGCGCAGCACCGCCTGGCGGCGGGTTCCGAGCACCGAGCGGTAATGGGCCTCGCGCCGCTCGATCTCGGCGGCGATGGTGAGGAAGTTGTAGCCGTCCCCAGCATCTGCCGACTTCAGGGCAGCGGCTAGAGAATCTGGAGTCAGGCCGTCCGCAATACTGGTCGTGTCCCACGGTTGGCGCACCCCAGTTGTGGTAGCTGTGGCATAGGGCCTGGCCATATAGGCGCGGCTCTGCACCCGCAGGGGACGCCCATCGGCGCCTAATATAGTCGAATCGGGCATTAGAATATTCCCCGCCGATTTAGAATGTGGCGGGCGCCGCCGATATGCGGCTGTGCGGCCGCCGCAACGTCCTCGGCACGGCGACTGCGCAGATGATCGGATCCAGTGACCAGGGATTGCGTGCCGACCGTTTCCTGGCGCTGGCGCATCGGGTGATATGCATATTTGGCAGCCCCGGCACTAGCCGCCGACACCGCCAGGGCCAGTGCCCAAAATCTGTCGGCATGGCTGCCGCCCTCGCGCTCTGCGATCAATCGCGGAATGCCTGTTGGGCCGATGGCGCGTTTGACGCTGTGCAGATCGTTGCGCAGTTGAATATCCCCATGCGGCAGCCGCAACGTTCGCTCTTCCATGCGACATTTTAGCGCGCTGGCCATATCGAGTTTGGCGGCAGGGGTAAATAGGACGCCGACAATTCTGGTTGTGCCGTGTTCACGCTGAGCCTGCTGCAACAACCCCTCGCCCATGCCGGTCTGATCCAGCGCCGCCCGCACGATGCGATAGCGCCCCATGAGCCTGGATATTTCGGCTAACTGAGTGGCGAATGGGGCCCGCGCGAGTTCAACGCGCTCGCGCGCCCAGAGCACATCGCCAACCTGCTCCAGACACCAGATCACCGTGAGGTCGCCGCGAGCGGCGATGTCCATGCCCAGATAGCAGAGGCCGCCGGCATAGAGTTCGCTTTTGCCTGCGCCCACATCCTCGCAGCCGTCAATGAGATCGTACGGTAGCCAGGCGCTAGCTTCGTCCAGCCATTCGATTAGGAATTCCTGGCGCCATGCATCGTCGTCACCGATCCCGCGTTGCAGTTCCTCGACGTCCCGCGGCAATCCGTCTGCAATTGCCCGATGAATATTGACCACATGCCGTGACCATATTTTCTCCATAGCTGGGGATGTCATCAATTCATAAAACAGGTTATTTTTGCCATTCGGTGTGCTCACCACACGCAGATTATGCCCAGCGGATATAACCGGGAACAGCGCCCGCCAGATGCGGCGGCTATCATGGTGAAACGCAAACTCGTCGAGCAGCACCGAGGCCGAAAACCCGCGTGCCGTATCTGGGTTGGCTGGCAGGGCGGTGATACGCGACCCGCCTGGCAAACTGGCCTGATATGCTGTTATACCGGGAGCCCAATTGTATTCAACGGCGCGATGGACTGTTTCGAGCACCTGCAAATGCCTGAGAACTCCCTCGTTCATTGCCTCTCGCGCCTGACGTTCCCCGCGAGAGAGAATGACCCAACGCCTCCGCGCACCGCGCCACTCGGCCTGAACGCAATCCCAAACTAATTCGAGTGTGGCGCTCCACGTTTTCCCTGTTTGGCGCGCCCATAAACCAATTTTAAATCGCGATTTATCGGCTATCCAGGCACGTTGATACGGTAGCAATAATTCGCCCATTAGATCCCATATATTTCGCGGGCAATCTCTCGAAGGCGATCAGTCGAGACAACATTACCCTCAGCAGATGCGCGCTCCGCTAGGGCAGCGGCGCCAGCGTGTCTCTGCTCAATCACCCAGCGCTCGCGGAGAATATCGAGGCGCCCGAGATCGGCAATAGCACGGCTGATATTGGATACTGCACGCGCCATATCCATCGGATCCTCATTAACGTTACGGAGTTTTATTGCAATTCGCAATAGCGAATCCTGTGCGATCCGCACACTAGCCCCAGTGAGAGCGGAATGCTCATCCGGGTTGGCATTCATATATGCCTCTGCTAGGTTTTGGATTCGAATTACATCAGATAGAGCTGCCGCGTACTCCTCTTCGAGACGTTGGCTATATCGAGTGAGGGTAGATTTACGTATATCGTAACCGCGTTCAGAGAGCCAGCCAACTAGCTCTCTATAACCTCCAAAACCCCTATCGATTAATCGGCTATCGAGCTCGGTTCTAATCTCACTGGGCAGTTCGTATATTTTGCTACGGCGCCCCATTGGCAGCGCGCTCGCGGAAATATCGACGATTTGTATTATCTGCTCGCCTACCTGAATTGAATTGGGACATTAGGAGGACGATAACCATAATCCAAATCTCGAATTGGAAAATCGCGACCAGATTCATAACTTCTGAATTGTGAAAGGCCTATTCAACAGATGATCGTGCAGAGTATCGATTAGGCTCTCAACACGCGACAGCCCTCCAGCGATAGCGTTTACCTGCGCCAGCTGGTCGTCCATGCGCTCGTGCAAACGAACGAATTCGCTAACGCCAGGAGCACTGGCGGCACGCGCCTCGATTGCGGCTAGGCGTTCCAGATGTACGGCGCAACTACCGTGCGTAGGTAGCGATCCCATTTTTGCCTCCTGCGCCGCCAATCTGCCCGCCATCTCGTCCAGACGTCTGTCAATCTCCTGGCGTAGTCTGTCAACCTGATGCCCTCTCGCACGGTCACGCAATTCTAGGTGCAGATAAACGCCAACAATCCCAGTCAATAAAAACTGACCGGCATCGACAATTAATTTGACCCACGACGGATCGGAATCCATATTCCGATCCCCTATCTCAGGGGTTTGCTATTGGATGCAATTGTTTCGGTAGCATTCAGACGGCCGCGGATTGCACCAACCCCAGCAGCAATCTGTGCGAGACCGATTGCCAATATTTCCGGAGAGACCAGGCCTACCGCCGATAATAGAATCAGCAGTATTCCCAACATGACGCTGACTATAGCACTCCATATCGTAGTCGAATGCCTCCATGATTTGCTATCGGCGTTATTAGGCGAATCGTCGTAATTTTCATTCATTGGGCTACATCTCCGGCAGAATCGATTCGGCAGGTTTATCCAATGTCCGCTATTGGAATAATAGCAATCTCACGATGGCTGTATACTGCGCACGCACGGTTATTAACCGGACCGATTATGGATGCACTACAGCAATCAGTCAATTCCATTGACCCATTATATCAATACGCAGTGCCATCGAATCAATTGTCTGTCTGGAACGACGTTAGGTCTATCGTTCAATGCCGCTAAATACCATATCGAAATCCGTGCCTGTTGGCGGCGGCAGATGGATCGATCCCGAATAGCCGCGAGTGTGCGCGGTGCAACAGTTGGCGTCTGCGTTTAGGCGAAACGCCATATGGACCGCTCATATACGGCACACGCAATTGCTGCATAATTGCCAATACCACGTCAATGACGTCAATCGAAATCGACATTCGCGGACATGGTAGGATTTCATTAATATCCCACGACATTGAATACGCCTCGACATTTATGGGAATAACCGATGGCACGCATTGGCTACGATGCTGAATCGATCAGGATAACTCAGTTAAAGCCAGCCCGCATTCGGCGCCGACACTGGTTAATTGGCGCCCGTCGAATAGCTGTTCAATCCCGGACCTAATACGTGCTGTGAACGCTGCGGTATCATTGTCAGGCTCGTCCCACAAAACCTGAACGTTCCCTATACGTCCAGCATAACTCTGTTGGCCGCAATGGTTGGAGGCGAGAGACATTACATCGCGTAGGCCCGGAACTCGCGGTCTGCTGTCGACAATCACCGCCGGGATACCTGAATGCGCGTGCGCGCCGAGCAGCGTGCATCCTGTTTTCGAGAGGAGAACGCATACAGACATGGCCTCCAGCCATTTAGCCGTTAGCGGGTCGCGCTGGCGGCCGACTTCGGGATTTGTTTGGTTAATTGGGGTTGGTGTGGATGTGGCTACGATTGGCATTTCACTACCCTCGATAGCAGATTGGCGGTTCTGTGTATACCCCAGCGAGTGTGGTTGGCCAGGCGGCGCACGTCCTCGCGTGTGATTGATATTATCCGAGGCAGCGGAGATGTGCAAGGGGGTGGCTGTTTTTTTTTATCCACAGCCGATCCGTGACGGCGTACCGTTTTGGTCCTCTGTCCGTACCGTTTTGGTCCGGCTAGAGTACCGTTTTGGTCCGGGTAGCCGTACCGTTTTGGTCCGCAACAAAATAAACTATCAAAATATAGCCCCCTGGGGTATAGAGAGAGATATATATATTCCGCGCGCGCGCGCGCGAGGGGCAGGCCACATTTTCTCTCTCTCTGCCCCAGGGGGGCTTGCATTTCAGTACTGCGGTTGCTATACTGTCCCCGACAGTAGTAAATGCTGATGTTGAGACAGGAGGAATCTACTATGGCCGATAGTATGTACCCAACCTGGCCAGTCGAAACCATCGATTACGATGGCGATTACTGGAGTGGATCCGCCCAATTCCAGTACGAGGCGAACATCGTCGACGAGGCTAGGGCAATCGTCGATGGAGGTCACGCAGGGCCGCCTCAGATTGAACATCTGCGAGTCCTGCTGAGTTGGCTCGATGGCGCTCGAATCAACAATGTCGATGGATTTTAGGATCGGTTGTTGGAGCGTATCTATTCCCCATATTCGCCTACATGGGGACAGCGATAATTGAATGAATCGTGAACATGATTGATGGGGGCAACATGAACGCCAATGCCGTATTTCAATTCACGCCAGCTATTAAATCCCAGTCCAAATTAAGGGCCGGATTGTTCGGCCCGGCCGGATCTGGAAAAACGTTCTCAGCGTTACGAATTGCACGCGGTTTAGGAGGACGTATTGCGGTAATAGACACTGAACGCGGTAGCTCATGCAAATACGCAGACCGGTTCAGTTTCGACGTTCTATCGTTGTCTGATAAAAAAATCCAGGCGTATCAATCGGCTATAAATGCAGCCGCTGCCGCTGGCTATGACGTTCTTATTATTGATTCTCTTTCCCATGGATGGCATGAGTTATTGGCCGAGATTGATAGATTGGCTAGTACGAAATATCGCGGGAATTCATGGGGAGCATGGAGCGAGGGAACTCCGCGTCAGCGCTCCCTAATAGATTCTATTCTGTCATTCCCTGGACACGTGATCGCCACAATGCGAAGCAGGACCGAATGGACTGTTGAATCTGATAGCAACGGTAGGCAACGGCCGGTACGTGTAGGCCTATCCCCAGAACAGGGGAAAGGGATTGAATACGAATTCGATATCTTACTCGAAATCAATTCGAATCATATTGCACAGGTAATTAAAGATAGATCAGGACAATTCCAGGACTTAACTATTGATAAACCTGGCGAGGATTTTGGCCATGAATTAGCGCAATGGTTACTCGAACCGCAGATCGCGGCTAATCGGATCGACGCTATTGGCCAACAATCTGCACAGACTGTTCCCCCGCAGTCTGTCTCATGTGGGAATGCTCCCCACGGTCAGTTTGGCGGCTGCCGCCCACGCAGTGAAAGGGGAGCACAAACTACGCCTACCAATCCCAATGTGATTGGCGAAACTCCACGATTGGTAACCGATGCTCAGCACCGTCGATTGGAGTCGTTGATGCATGGTGCGGGAGTGCCTCGCGAGCGCGTACGCAAATGGCTAGCGGGGCGGCACCCGGATGCGTATCCAGATGGGATACATTTCGATCGGCTATGGGAGGCACATGCCAATGAAATCGAACGAAAATTACCGGAGTTTGTTGCGAAAATGGCGGCTGAGGAGAAATCCGCTAAATCGATGTCGCCTAACGACAATGCAATATCAGAGACATTGGATTGGATAAAATCCGAATACGATTGGAACGGTTCTGCCGAACAATTGGCCGATATATCGGCGGACGTTAGCAAACGCGCTAAAACGGCCAACATGCGCGCAATGGCGCGCGATGGGAATATTGACCAGGCCGAAGTGCTTCGGGCAGAGACATTGGCGCGACGCGCGAAATTGCTACGGGAATGCATCCGAAACAATAGGGTGAATGATCGTGCGATCGCTTAATCGGGTTCAGTTGATTGGTAATTTGGGTGCCGATCCGGATCTCCGTATATCCAATGCCGGTGATTCAGTGGCGACTATTAGCGTCGCCACTTCGTATAAATTTACCGACAAACAGAGCGGAGAAACCCAGGAGCGCACCGATTGGCATCGGTGCGTGCTGTGGCGCCGGCTAGCGGAAATAGCGTCTGAGTACCTACGTACTGGATCGCGCATATATGTCGAGGGGCGCCTAATAACCCGCAAATGGCAGGACGAACATAATCAGACCAGGTACACGACAGAAATACACGTCAATGAAATGATAATGCTCGACAGACGGATGGCTGACGATGCGCAAATGAATGCGGCCGGAATGAATGAACCTAATGGCCGTTCCTCAAAGCGAAAAACTGCTCACGTCGACAATAACGACGATCTTCCATTTTAATTAATGTGCAACAGTGCCATGACGATTTCGAAAATCTGGTGCGCGCAATCGCTGATCGGACCTTGCTCGTGCAAGGGGTTCCGCATGAGTCAACCGCGTCATAAAGTGCAAATTCGTATTGAATAAAATATTTATGTGTGAGAATCATTCGCGTACCGCTAAAATACTAGCGATGAACGTCCGTTCAACCAGAAAAGCGCGGCGGCTGACACAAGTTCAGTTGGCATCGTTGGCTAATTTATGCCCGCAGTATATTAATAAAATCGAGAGTGGTAATAGCAACATAACCACATCCGTACTCGATAAATTAGCCAACGCACTCAATGTTGAGGCTCAGGACCTCATCACAGAATATATTCTGTGCGCTAAACGCGATGTAATCGGTTCGAAACCGCTGAATAAATGCGGTCCAATGGATAACCCTATCGAATAGCGATATCCAATGAATACATCTCATGGCGATAACGGATATACCGCAATTGACAATGCGCTATTTGATGCAATAGTAAGAAGCGATTTTACTAAACGACAATATAAAATTGTATTGGTTGCGATTAGAAAAACATATGGATGGAGGAAAATATCAGACGATATAACATCGATCCAAATGTCCATGCTTACTGGATTGGCCGACAGTCATTGTCGATCCGCAATCCGCGAATTGGTTGACATGAATGTCCTCCGCGTTCAACCGGGTAAATACGGACAGACTATCTCTATAGTGTCTAACTATAAACTCTGGAATGTAGGGGTAAAACATGACATTCAATGCAATATAGATACGAATAGAGAGAATCCATTTCCATCTCGTATACAACAACCGATTGAACTCCATCTAATTCCTAAAGACGATTTAATGGCGATAGCCAATACAATCCGCCCAGATCTATTAGATCCTAAAATAGTTTTCGATAAATTCGAGGCACATAATCATGGTTGCAAATATCTGCAGCAGGAATGGGAATCTAAATGGCGCATTTGGTTATTGCGCGAACGCGAGGTCAGATCTATTAAGAACACCAATAAAATATTAGGAGGATTTTTAACTAACTCCTCTATGTCTGGAATAATGGACAGAAATGAGGTTATTAAAAATGGATAATAAACACGCGGCAGAATTTGAATTGGAACTAACGGCGGCCATGGAAATATATGGCGCCGCAGCGCCATCGGAAGCAACGCTGCGCATGTGGTGGGCTATTCTGAGGCCGTATCCAATCGAATTGGTTTCAGCTGCCCTTTCAGATCACTGCCGCTATAACAAATTCTGTCCGCGCCCTGCAGATATTATCGAGCGACTGGAGTCCTGCGACGGTCGCCCGTCTGCAGATGAAGCCTGGTCGCTGGCTTTGCAGGCTCAGGACGAAGCGGCGACCCTCGTGTGGTCCGACGAGATTGCCCAGTCCTGGGGCATTGCCAGGCCAATTCTCGATATAGGAGACGAGGTTGGTGCTCGTCACGCCTTCGTGTCCGCCTACGAGCGCCTGTGCGCTGAGGCGCGCCGAAAGCTCACACGCGCCAAATGGGTAATCAGTATTGGAACCGACAAAACAGCCCGCGCAGACGTTCTGACCCGTGCCGTCGAGCAAGGTCGCCTTTCGGTAGACCAGATCCGCCCCTTGCTCCCCTCCCAGGAGCGCACCGAAATGACGGCTGTAGCTGGGTTGCTCACTGGCAACGTGTCCGTCCTGCCGGACCTGCAGACCCGCGAGGCGCGCCGTTTTCTGGCTACGATCAGAGAGGTTTTGATCGAATCGGAACGGCGGGAGGCAGCGGAACGAGACGCTAGAACTCAGAGGCGAGAGCGCGAGCGCGCGTTTTTTGAGGAGCGCAGAGCGGCCGCCCTCGCGGCATTGGAAAATCTAGAGACCAGCAAATGTATGAGTAATCAAGACGTTACTGAACAGGACGTTAGCTGACCACCAATCCTCCGTGAGGAAATGTGATCTACGTCATATTTGTACCGCAAAAACTATTTGCATATTCTGTGTTGGTGTAGTACATTATCTCCATGGTCAGTGGGGTGCTGGCCACTAACCGGAGATAAACATGAACATCGAAACCCTACAGAAAATCGGCGGCAGCGAGTGGAAAAAAGGCGACATACACCGGGTGTATTTCAACGACCTCGCTGACCTATTTGGTCTAGAGTGCAGCCGCTACGGTACAGGCAATATCAGCAGTGCGACGCTATGCGGCGAGGAAATCAGCAATAGCCTGGCATGGGAAATCGAGGCGGCGCTGGATGCAAGCAAAATTTGGTTCGACGTCGCGGATGGTAGATTTCACTATAAAATGTGCTCATGCCGAACCTATACTGGCCATCTAATGGCGGGAGTAATCATTGCCGTGATCAAACACAGAGCCGCTGCGATAGAAAAGGCAAATAGACGAATGTCATTCGTTCTAGAAACATTGGCATAATGAGGTTATTAAAAATGGATAATAAACACGCGACCGCACAATGAATGAATTCGAATACAAAAATCTATTGAGACGCGCTAGTTCGCTGAATGGCGACTATGCTGACGGGTACCGATGCGGGTTGCATCGCCACTACAAAAACAACGAGACATCGGCGAGCGCGTCTGAATATGAACTCTGGTTGCTCACGCGCAACGAATATGGCCGCGGATACCGCGATGGTTTTGACGGGAATCCGCCAAAACCAAAAATCGGGAGGCCCAAATTACCGGACGAGAAAAGGAAAAAACTGCATAGCATTCGCCTGAACGATGAATATTGGGAAAAATACAGACGTCTTGGCCGCGGTTGGTTGGAGAAAGCAATTGACCGCGATACATCCAATATTTAATGGGCGGTATAGTTCATCTATGAATACAGGTTGCGGCGAATCATTACGTGCATCGTCGGAATTTACGTGCACTAATTATCGTGCTGGATTATATGCTATGAGTAGTAAATTCCGATTGCGTAGGCCTGAAATTCCAGAGAGTGCAATTACTCCTGCCATTCTGAATTTTCTGAGGAGGGATCCCCGTATTGCATGGGCATCGAGATTCAACACCGGTGCCCACGTCGTTAAAACGCAGAACGCCAATGGCAGCATTAGCAGGCGGTTCATTAGATATGCATTTCCCGGATGCTCAGATATTCTGGGACAGACGGTTGACGGCCGATTTCTAGCGATAGAGGTTAAAAAACAGTCCGGCAAGCTCAGGACGAACCAAATAGCATTTATAGATAGGGTCAACCGATTCCACGGGATTGGGATCGTCGCTAGATCGGTAGAAGACGTTACATTGTCCCTGGATGCCGCATTCGATAAGCATACAATTAACTCAACCCGAGCCCCGTAGTCACCTTCAAGGTCTCCTCTTGTGTGGTCTCCTTGTCCCAATAAATCGGCGTTATACGTCAATATTATAGGCCTGCATGGACGGTGCAATTGAATCTATTCTATCGTTCAGCACCCACACCCAACTATCGATCGCAGCGCTGCCGCGTATACGCAGCAACCCTCCAGATAGTGTCGCTACAGACACTGTGCCATCTGTATAGGTACCGGTTACCCGCCCCAGAAATCGCGTTTCACGCGGTATGAGCGCCAGCAGACGTTGGTAATCGTTGCGAGTCTCGCCAATTCTGAGCGATTGAATCACAGACGTCCGTTGTGCACTCACCGATGCGCTAATCTCTAGCGACGACACCGGTCCCATTGACCCATCGACAGTATCGATACGAACCAGATCCCCCAGTTCGATAACAGGGAAATCCCCTCCTGGATCGACCCATGTGCTAATCGACGAGACTGCCGGCGGGGACGAATTGGCAGACAGAATCCGCGTTCCAATTGCCATAGCGCCATCGGAATGGGTAATTAACGGTTCGTGACGGTCGTCGGTATATTCATCGCCCGCCGAACCGCTACGATACACGCGAGCCTGAATACCGCCGCCCTCGCCCCCGTATACGTATACCGCATTGGCCTGATCGGGATAGCGGTACTGAAAGGAGAGGTTACGGATCGCACTCAGTGGGATTAGCACATCCTCCTGGCCATCCGTCCAAACCCACGGCGCTAGGCGGTAGGCGGGCGCCACAGTCAATGCCAGGCTATTCCTGGAAGGCACCACCATCCCGCCAGATGCGGCGGCTAACCTGGCTATTGCCTGGATTGGACTGAGATTTTTATACGTCCAAACCCCGGCCGGAACAGGCCAATCGGCCGCTGTCCAAATCAAATCCCACCCACCTCCGTATGGCAGTTCCTGGTTCGCCAACTGCGCCATAGTGAGCGCATATAACTCCTCATAATCGCGCGGACGGACATATCGGTCAGACAACAGCGCAGACAGACCGCGACCGACGAGTTTGATATCGTCCTGCCCAAACGATCCTGTTCGTGTCCACGATTCCACGACGATGACCCAAGTGGCTCCGTTAATGCCGATCTCCAGTTGAACGGGATCCGATCCGGTTGGGGTTACCAGTTGGATTGTGTCGCGCCCGATCAGTTGAAGCGATGCCGACCATGCCCACGTCGTTGAATCTAGATACAGCGTCAGGCCACTGCAGGGAATTGGCGTGCGATCTGGCAGACGCACAACCCACAAATCGTGCAAAATCATATAGAATTTCCGCCGCGGTATTATTGTTCTGGACCAGCTATCTGGCCATCGGATATCGATCCCGTACAACGATTCAGCGTATCCATACGATTCACCCCATGGCATGCGTAATTCAACGCTCGGCGAGCGAGCCTCTCGCCATCTAAACCTAGACACAGTGTTGAATATACGCCCAGAACAGAATCTCGTTGTCCCACCGAAAAACTGAATCAATGGCAATGGCCTCACAGCCATCCCAATCCACGGCGGCACAACAATCAATGGGTTTGGCGGTACATATGGTGATGGCGGATGCGGTTGGCGAGTGGCATCGAACTGCGTGATATATCCAATCCATTCGATGCCGTTCGGTGCCTGCGTCGGGTTGGCCTCCCTATATACCGCCGACACGGGATCGACGAGTGCCGATGCCTGGCGATAGACGTTCGCTGCCTGAGCGGTGCTAGCACGAGGCGTTGCAATTGCCAACGCGGTTGTTGAATGCAGTTGAATTGGAGCGGCTGTGGGGATGAATGTTTTATTTGTTCTGACCCCAGTAATCTGAATCCTCTCGGCCGCGATCTCAGATAGCGCATTTGCCTGTTGATTTGGCGCCAACAAACCGGCGCGCAGCGATGGACGAATTGAAATTCGTTGTCGCGCACTTATGTGCCGCAACGGCCGCCGCCTCCAACCGATCCCAACGGCTACGTTTAGCAACGACGGTGCTGGCGTGCTAACGGAAATGTAATCCGCTAGCAGTATATGATCAGACCCGCCAGGCCCAGTTACGGTTAAACCGACATCGTAGGACCCTGCTGCGGTGAACGTGTGCTGCGGGGTGGGGACAGCCGAGACCTTGCCGTCACCGAATTCCCAAAACCAACTGGTGATATCGCCTGTGGATGTGTCGGTGAATTCGCAAACCAATGGCCAAACGCCTGACCTCGGGCTGGCTACGAATCCAGCGATAGGAGTCGTTGGCATGCACTAACGCCATTACTGAGCGGCATACGGTCCATCGATGCGCGGTTGATACCCTGACGGCGGCACCGTTTGGACCCAAAATATTCGATTGTTCGGCAGATAGGGGTAGGCCCATTCGCCCGTAACTGGATGGGGTTTGGTTTTAACCCAGTATGTAGCGTCGATCACGCCATTCGTTTCGGAATACATCCGAATATCGCATGTAGATCTGTCAATCCCGTCTGGCAGAATAACCTGCCCAAATATCGATATGGCAGTTCCCATCCACTGACCCGAATACCATACCCCATACCCACAGCCATAATCGGTTGTTGACACTGTTACATAATCCGCCGTTAATACGGCGGACATATCGCCATTATGGATAGATAATGGCGATGCCAATTGACAACGAATGATATCGACTGTGCAATGCGTCGGTTTAACGTACCCTAGCTCGTCTCCATTCTGTTTAAATGTGCAGTTTTCAAACCTCGCATGTCGTACAACGGACGGATTATCGACGTCCAACGTTAGCGCTGAACAGGAGGTGTTCTGAAACTGGCAGCGATTGATCCTAAACATTCTACCCGCTTCCCATTTCGACGTCCTCTGTATATACACAGCACTGCTTGAATTTTTAGTCCCTGTAAATGTTAGGCCCTCTATCCATAAATCTATTGACGGTGTCGACGATAGGTTGAATACCAATATGTCATAATATGACCCCCCAGAATCCAATTTGACTTGACTATTTATAGGATCGTTCGTTTCCCCTTTAAAATGAATTGCTTTAGTGACGGTTATCTGTGATGGTATAGAATAGGTATATGGACCCCATATCAATATCGTGTCGCCAGTCTGTGCGGCCGAAACCGCGGCCGGTATATCGTAATATGGGCCGTTGGTTGGATGTACGTAACGAATAGTGGCCATCAATCGACTCCTACTCTATGGCATACCCGTATAGAATCCTGCGCAACTGTTGGTTGCCCCGGTCGCACCGAGCGCAGAACCCATATTGGACCGTGCGCCGCCAGCGTCTCAAACTGGATAATATTGCCTGTCGCCCATCCGGAACCTAACCCACCACTGTATAGAGTGAAATAGGGCCGCACCTGCGATGGCGTCGAACGTGCCTCCAGCGTCGATGTTCCTGGCCATGTTACGATTACGCCCAGATACTCGCCGATTACGTCCCACTGCCCATCGGATCTGCGTTTAATGCGCCAACGTTGGCGTATTGCCCCTGAATTGAACACCTGAATAGGATACCCTGTGAAATCGTATGAGGCGCCGCCGGATGGCGCGCCCGTTTGCTGATAGTCGGCCCAGTTTGTAGGCGTTGAGTTTTCGACAAATGCATTCTGCACACGCGCCACTAGATCGCCATGCACGAGCAATGCCGATATTTTTGCCGCTGTGCTGTACGAATGTAGCAGCGATGACAATAACTGCACAGTTCCTGTAGTCTGCGCCTCAGCGACTAGGCTAATGTCATGTTTCCGCCAATTCGCTTTAATTGGCTGTGTATAACCGGTTAGGTCAATCGGATCTGACCATGTGATCGTTCCATCGCTCAGATCGACGCGATATGAATCGGGATCTACTAGCGCCAAATATCTGACTGTATAGGGCTCGACGAGGCCCTCTGCGCTGTATGTTGCAGAGAAATGGATTGTCCATGCGTTTAGATCTGCGTCATATAGACTCCCATCTAGCGGCCGTCCATAACTATCCTCTAGCACGCAGTATTCGAGAGGCCCCAACCTCCCGTTGGTGGGTATCTGCACTGTATCGTCGGGAAGGACGCCGCTATCCAGGATATAGGTCTGCTCCCCGATGCTGTCTTCCAATATCACATGCGCTAAATGATTTTCAGGCATTGCCACAGTGGCGCCACCGACGGCAGTCGGTAGGGTCGTCACGCCATCCTCAAATACAACTGCATAATCCCCGGTACGTATAATAGGCACGCGCCCATCCGGCGGCAGTCGTACTGGATCGATACCGATAATCGATGGGTCTAATGGGATTAGAGTGTACGCAACTGCGCTGTATTTGATCGTGCCTGGATAAACCGGCTCATCGAATGTGACTGTCACAATTCCGAGATCGTGATCGATCGTCCCTGATGTTACGCCATCTCCGGTCAATGAACCGTCGAGATTGCCGGTCGCCACTACTAACCCACCGTCCTCCTGCGTCGCAGTCGCCTCGAACGAGGCCGGGACCAATGGCGCGGTCGATGTTCGATAATTGGCCTGTGTCAGCGAAAATTGTCCGTATGTGGACAACATCGATTGCACGGTTACAGACACCGCGCTGGTCCAGTACGTCAATACCGCTGTTTTCCGTAGGTAATCGAATGACCCAACTATTGTCCCGTTTTCCAAATAGAGAACGCCGCCAGTGCCATCACGATCTGAATATTTCACCGATCCAATAGAAAATCTAACGGTACCCGGAATAATATGGTCCTGTACCTCCTGTAGAAACTGAATCTCCAGAGGAGGAGTGGCTATTGCGCCATTTATTTGCGACCCAGGCACCGTGGCCGCCAGTGCATACCGCACACTGATCGGCGGATAAAAATACTCGGTTTGACTGTTGCTCGACCAACTTCCGCTTTCAACCACGTCGTCCCCAATCTGTTCGGAGACGATGTTATAGGAGGAGGCCTGGTATTGTTCCTCTACTGGCAATAGGCATGCGCCTGTCGTGTAATTGACGGTGCCGGTTAACGCGATGTGCCCCGCGCCATCGTCATTCGCGATTTTAGTGATCGTTTCAGAGCTTTTAGTGCCCTGTTCAGTGGATGATGTCTTATAACCCGGATGCTCAATACTACTCCCTCCCTCTCCGCTGCTCCCCGGCATATAAAATATAGATGTTGTCGATTGGTTTTTCGAATCGACAGCCTGATTCCGCGTTACATTCCATGTAGCCTGCACCGATCCAGGACGCGGCGATTGCGAGAGAGTAAATGTGGCGTTGTGGTTCGCCAGTTGGGGTGTAATTGTCTCGACAACCGTTTCTAACGGTTGGTAGTTGTACGTAATCTGGGTGCCGCCATCTGGGATATTGCCGCCCGCGAATTGCAGAATGACCCTGGATCCAACACGCGATCCAGTGCAATTACCGCCGATCGATCCCAATGTGGATTCGGATGCGGTTCGCGACGTTCCTGCACTAATCCAACCGAGAGTTAATGTCCCAATTTCCGGTTGGCCTGGCAGATCTGAAACAATCGTAATAGGACTGATTTGCGTCGTTCCAACGCGATCGGTGAAATGTATAGCCGATGGCCATTCCCATAGCAACAATGTATCCGCGTCAGGTAGTGCCGATAGGCTCAGCAGTGTCGCACCAGATAGCCGATTGCATGTAATCGTACCGACGCTATTGGATTCACCCTCAACCACTGTGTACCAGTGATCGAGAATACGCACATGTACACGAACTAACCCGCCTGTTGCTGGAATCGGTAGCAGTGTGCGCGTGTAATTATTGGCACGAGTTACAGCGGTGATCGTTGTGCGTTGCGTATGTACCGGCCCATTAACTGTAAATGTCTCATTGCCTGACGTTATTTCCTGCGTCCCAACAGAGAGAGCAGGAACGCTAGTTAACGGTACCTCACCGCGTGCACTAGGCACGATCTGGCCATATATATTGGCCAGATGCACAGTAGTTGACCCACTCGAGGCGGCAACGCTGAGATTTCTGCATCCGTAATAACGACTGGCATCGGCTACAACAACCTCTCGTATCAAAACATCTATCGATTGTGGGCTGGGATCTGTACACGCAACCTCCGGCCCGATGAACTCATAACCGAGAGCACTGGTCAGGCTGCAGGAAATCAAACGCCGCCTAATTAGGGAGCATCCTCCAGATTCTGAGAATGAAAATGTTTGGGTTTCATGCGTGAACGATGCAATTTGGACGTATTGACCGTATTCGCCAGATTCGCCCTCATTGGCCACCAGATAGAGCGTCTGCCCGGCCTGCGGCAGCCGTACATCCTCTCTAGACCACAGGGTAATTGTGCGCATGCCAACAACATGCAGCCCGCGCAAATACCATGGCGCGAGCCCCCCTTGAATCTGATACGCCTCAATAAACGATTGAGTGTCCTGCCGTTCGTCGACATGTCCAGATCGATCGCCGATTGGCGCAGGACGTAGTAGGACGCAGTCAACCAATGGGTCGGCCGGTGTCTGATCCAGGTAGGTGTAGCAGTCATCCGCCTGTTCGTCGCTATCGGTCTCAATCGAGAGGAAACATTTACACAGATCGACCCGTCCGCCAGCGTGATCCAATTCCGTGAGTTTTGGCAACAGATTGCCAACCTCGTTATGGACAACATACTCTGTAGGATGGATGCGGCCGCCCGATTCCGCGTATTGACCGGAAACAGCCGCCTGACGGGTGCGGATATTAGATGAATAAATCGGCATATATTACCTCGAGGCGTTAGATATCTGTTCTAACCCCGATAACAAATCCTGTTCCTGGGTCGCAGGAACCTGCGCAGTCACAGTAGGCCGCCCTGGGAATTCGAATCGCACGGTGACAGACCGCCTATCCTCATCGCGCTGCGATTGTTTATCCTCCGCCCAGATCCGCTCCACAGCCTCGATCTGCCCGCGCAGAATTTTCCCATCCTGCCATGCGCGTAGATATTCCTCTAGCGCGCGAAGCCTGTCGCGTTGCGGGTAATCTCTGAATTGTTCTGCTAAACGTTGCGGTTCTAGCAGATACGTGTATTTTTTGTTTGAACCTATGTCCTTGATTTTTTTGTTGACAGTGTCCAGTTCGGATGATAACTCGGCCGCCTTGTCCACGCCGGCGCCGATAGCGGCGCGCAACCCATTGGCCAATTCCTGTAACTCTGGGGCCGTACTGGCAGCGGCGATCGCACTGCGCAGGGATTCCATAGAATCGACACCCTCGATCCCAGCCCTGCGCATCGCCTCCACTAGGCGGTCGGCCGCCTCATCGGTGCTACTGATAAGGTCTCTATAGAGATCCGTCTGGCCCTCAATCTGGGCCGCCACAGCCGCCTCAGAAATCCGAACCTCATCCGCGCTTTTAATTGCGGCCTGTGCATAGGCGCGGACCGCGGCAATACGATCGTTTTCTGTTGTGTTGGCGCTGTCTCTGATCGTTTGATATGCGTCGCGCGCCTGGTCCGCCATTGCTTCTAGGCTGTGCTGACTGGTAATCCCGAGAGTCGTGAATGCCCTATCGGCGTCAGTGGTAGCATCCGCTAATGCGCGCTGATGACGAGCGACTTCCGCTGCGGCGGCCGCGGCCAGAGATAATGCGGTTGCACTGTCCTGCGCTGCAGCGATTTTGGCGGCAGTCGTTGCCGTATTGTCCTGCGATATTGTGGCCAATCGCTCCAGTGTATCTGCATATTCCTGGGCGGCATCGGCCTGGGTCTGTGTCGCGGCCGCTACCTGCGTAGCCGTATCGATTTGCGCGCGCTCGGCCTGCAGATCGATCGCCCTCGCTGCTGTCAGATCGTTGCGTGCGCGTGCCTCCGCAGCGAGGTTGGTCAATACGGTTGCCCGGTGCGCACCCTCATCGATAGTAATTTGAACCGATCGTTGGGCGGCGGCCAGTTCGCTAGATCGAATTTCAGTCTGCTCCTGCATGGCCGCTATCTGGTCGCGCATAGCGGCTGCCTCGGATGCGCGTTGTGCACTAGCCGCCTCGGCGGCGGCGCCAGCATCCCGGGTTGCCGCGGCCTCGGCGGCGGTGGCGTTCATCTTCTCGGTCACCAGCACCCCGGACAGCGCCAGCTCACTATTGAGCCGCTCCATGTCCAGGCGCCATGACTCGTCGGCCTGAGCGGCCTCCGCGGCCTTTTGGGCAGCGGCACCGGCCGCCTCCCCGGCCGCCTTGGCCGGCGCCACCATCCGCCCCAGGGCGCCAACGACCTGATCAAAGCGCCCGGCCGCAGCCGTCAGATTCTGCCGCGCCGTAGAGCCCAGCGAATCTGTCATGGCCAATAACGAATCGGCCGCCCCCCGACTGGCAATGCCTACGGACGCAGCCCCCCTCGCTATATAGGCCGAGGCGCTTACGAACCCACTGGACAATCCGGCCAACCCGGCGGCAGCGAGGTTGATAGGGGCCATGACCGTACCCCAGACCGCCTCGATGCCTGCCCCGACCCGCCGAAATATATCGCCAACCGCTAGGATGCCGCGACTTACGCGCTCGAAAGCGACACTGGCCCGATCGCTCCAGGCGTCGAAGGTGGCGCCGATGCTGGTGGCCCATTCTTCGATGCGCCTCCCGAGCGCCGTCAGATCGAAATCCCCGGTCCAGCGGCGCACCGCCGTCGCGGCCGATTCGAAGGTCGTAACCAGGCTATCGCGCAGGCGCTCGAGCTGCCCGCTCGCGATCCATTCCCCCAGGCGCTCGGAGATATGGCGTATCTCGCGCCCCAGTGGCCCCAGGAGGCCCGCGCCGAGGCGGGTCTTGATCGTCTCCCACAGGCTGCCGAGCCCGTCGAGCGCTCCACGCAGGTTATCCTGTATCGCCTCCGCGGCCGCCGTGGCCGCGCCCCGCGAGCCCTCCAGCCGCTGCTGGAGCTCCGCCAATCCATCCGCCCCCGCAGAGAGTAAGGCGCGCAACGCCGGCCCGGCCTCCAGGCCGAATGCATTGATCGCCCGTTCGGCCGCGGCCCCACCGTCCTCCAGGCGATCGAGCATTGCGGCCAAATCGCTGGTACTGGCCCCCGCATCGCGCAAGGCCATTGCGGCCTGCGATGCCGGATCTTGCATCTGGGAGAGGATGCTATTGATCGCCGTGCCGGCGCGCGAGGCATCGATCCCGCGATCGGCCAGCACCCCGATCATCGCCGTCACCTGCTCCAGGGAATAGCCGGCGGCCTTGGCCGCCGGGGCGGCATAGCTCAGGGCCTCGGCCAGGCCCTGCACGCTGGTATTGGAGGCATTGGCGCCCGCCGCCAGGGTATCGGCGACGCGCCCGGCCTGATCGGCCGCCAGGCCGAAGCCGGCTAGCGCCCGGGTGACGACCCCTGCCGCCTCCCCGACTTGCATCTGGGCAGCGCTCGCCAGGGACATGGTCGGCGCCAGGGCGGCGATGACCGACTGTGCCGACAGCCCGGCCTTGGCCAGCTCAATCTCGGCCGCCGCCGCTTGGGCAGCGGTATAGGGCAGTGGTGAGGCGGCGACGTCCTCGGCCGCCTGTGCCAATTTGGCGAGCTCCTCACTGTTGGCCCCAGATACCTGCGCCAGCACCGTGAGCTGTTGTTGCAGATCGGCGGCAGCTCCGACCGCATCGGCGAGATAGCTCGCCAGGGATCGCGCGCCCATGAAGGCGGCGATCGCCGCCCCGAACTGCGCCACCCGCCCGGTGATGGCGTGCAGCACCCCGCTCGCCGTGTCGCGGGCGGATATCAGGAGGCGCAGGGCAAGATCTTTACTAGCGGCCACGCTACACCACGATCACGGCGGCGTCTGCAGGAGACGTATCCGCTCGAGCTGGTAACGGGTGGCGCCGCTCGGATCGGCCGGCCCCGAGTCGAGGACCACGGGAAGCGGACGCACGACCAGCCACCCCTCCTCGTCGCGGCGCGGGGTCACGGTGAACGCGCGCGCATCGTGTAGGGTCAGGGTCAATACTGCGCCGGCCGGCGCCCCCAGGGCCTGCAGCGCCAGCAGATCGGAGCGCGCGATCCAGGCCCACCGCTCCCCTCCGGCGAGGGTGATCGGCCGCCCGGCGAGGCGCGTCCATTCCTCGATGACCAGCGCCCCGTCCAGGCTATGTGTAGTGGCCTGAACAACCGTATCCCAGGCCAGTTCGTCCTCCCAGATGAGGCCATCCGGGAGGGCGAGGATCGTGACCTCGTTACCGATGGTCAGCGCCACACCCGACTACCCGTCAGGCGGTGCGCCGGCCCCAACGCCAGGGCGAGGTAGGGATCGCCCCGCGGATCGCCACCGAGGGCGTGATCAAGTCGCCCTTGAGCACGCCCTTCAGGTACTCACCGCCGGCGGCGACCGGATCGAATGCCCCGGCGCTCGCTAGCGAGGCGCGCCAAATATCTACCGGCCCTATCAACCCTGTAACTTTCTCGGTCGCCTGCCCGGTCAGATGCACATAGGTGGTCTTGGCCAGGCCTGCGGCATACTGTTCGATGGTCTGACCGCGTTTGGTATAGCTGATCACGCCAGTCCCAACAGCGTCGGCATGAATGGCTTTCAACAGCCCGAGTTCTAGGTCGATCTGGAACTTGTCGCTGGAGACGTTGGTGTTGTCCGGGATTTCCAGATCGATCCCGCTCGCCTCAATTCCCTGATTGGCCAGCGGTACCCAGACGTTGAGTTGTGTGGTAATGGCCTCGTCGGTCACTGCGCCGGAGGTTTGCACCACCTCAGAGACGGTCGCCCCGAGCATCATTTCCAGCATGCCCGGTGTGAATGTGCTCGATTCGATTTCAACTGTGGCAACCTTGTCGGTAGCGACATTTTGGCTATCCAGCGCCGTCCCCGCAGTGCTAGTCATACGCGAGATCAATTTTTTGACCTCCTGTTCCGGCGCGGTAATTTTGATAGATTCGAAGTTCACGAAATCCGAATAGCTGGTTGGTGGGGTCAGGCCCGACCAGATCCCGATCCTGCCCTCGAATTGTGTGAATATTTTGATCGTAGTCGCTGTTTCAATAGCCATTGCTATCTCCGGTAAATATTATTGATTACTCACACTGCGCATTAGCGTCGTGGAAAACTGCAGGGGCACCCACTGGTAGCCCGTGATGTATCCCGGGTCGGGCAGCGCCGAGAGCGCCAAGGCGCCCGCCCCCTCCGGCCTCCAGCCCATCAGGGCATCCAGAACCTGATCGGCGAGCGCGCCAGCGCTGGCGCGTGCGATCGCCCCCGATCGCTGCTCCTGCATATTGCGGGCAACAACGAGAACCGACCATTCCTGTGTAATGATCGCAGTTCGACCATTAGCGCTCGACTCACTGACGTTCCCACCCGCATAGAACACGTATACGGCAGCGCTAGGGTGCGAACTCCCAGCAGTTATTGCCTCATCGACCGATGCTGCCGCGAGCACCAGAATATCTGCCGGTAAACGTGCTCGGAGGCGTTCAACAATCAGTCCCTCCAATGCTAGCAAATTCATAAATTCGATTACCCCGCCGCCTAACTACCAACGTGCCGGCGAGAAATTCTGCCCAAACTGCATCCAATCCACGTCAATGGAAACGGCCGTGGTCCCCGCCGTTTTCTGGGTCTGAGCGCCATAGGTAAAACCGCCAGTCGGTAGGTTTGTCGTCACCTCGCCCTGTTCTATCCCATCGACCCACAATTTCGCGCTCGAACTGCTATAGACCACGATTTTGACGTGGTGCCAACCGGTGGTCACGGTCGTTGGGCCGGTCACGAATGACGAGCTTCCTGAATTGCGCGCCGCTAGCCTCCAAGCCGAGACTGAATCCTCGTATTGCAGATGAACGCCGCTACCCGGCGCCCCGGATATCTCGTCCATAAATCCGATACGGACGTAGCCAGTATCGCCGCCAGTGAATAGCGAATTGATATTAATCAGGGCCTCGAATGTCAGAGAACCTCCGCCTATTTTTATCTGACCGGTTGCGGTCAGTGGCGTTGTGGTACCGCGCTGTATCCCGTTTGAATTGGAACTACCTCCGCCAGTACTGATATTGACAAATCCGGGATGGCCAGCCGCCGAATTTTTGAACGTTACCGATCCCCCAGTTCCTGTACCCACACCGAATACGTCGTAATCGTTCGTGTCGAGGAATTCGTGCTGCTCTAATATTTGCTCATTAGCCCCGACGGTACCGCCGGCCGGTGTCGCCCATGTGCCATCCCCGCGCCAGTAGGTCGTAGCGTTGGCATTCGTGCCGGAGTTCAACCGCGTGACGGGCAGATTGCCCGTGATATCTGTTGCCAGATCGATAGCCCCTAGGGTGATCTGCTGTCCGGCGAGGCTGAGATAGTCGGGGGTGCCGGACAGCGTAACCGGGTCATGGCCGCCGGATCCGCCTCCGTAATAGAGCAGACCGTCAGTGCCAGTCGTCAGCACCTGGCCTGGATCGCTCGAAGGGGTGCTAGGGCCGGCCGGTCCCTGCGGGCCTGTAGGGCCTTGGGCACCGTCGGCGCCTGTAGGGCCTTGCGGTCCTATTGGTCCCTGCGCGCCATCCGCTCCTGCTGGCCCCTGCGGGCCTGTAGGACCCTGCGGGCCGGCAGGACCCTGAGCACCGTCGGCCCCGGCGGGACCCTGCGGCCCTGCCGGCCCCTGCGGTCCCGCTGGACCGACAGCTTCGACCCAGGCCCCGGCCTGGCGGCCGTATGGACCACCAGTCAGCGGCGCATCGGTAATCCCCGATCCTGGAGGGGCATCGGTGAGAACCCAATCGCCTGCCAATGTAGTTATCCAACGCCCGTCCGGTAGGTTGTCAGGGTCAGGGAGTAAACGCCCGGCGGTTATATCGTCCGGCGCTATCCCAACTGTTGCCGCGACCAAATCCACGAGTTCCAGAACCTGGGTACTGTCAGGTATCTGGACACAATAGGACCAACCGCGCCCACCGCTGGCGATGGTATTAATTAGATAACAGGTTGGCCGACCGTCGGTGGTGGCGATCTGCGCCGTCGGCGTTAGCTCTATCTGTTGGGCCTGGGTGATATCGAAACCGAAATAACTGGTTGCCCATTCCTCGCCCTCGAAACCAATTACCTGTGCGGTTTGATCGTCCTGATAAACAAGGCGCACGCTAGTTTTTGCCTCGGCGAGGGGCGGGATGCGCACGAGTGTGGCGTCAGCATGCATGCATGTCAGTGCGGCGGCTACGGCGGCGGCAATGTCAATGTATTTTTTCATACCATATTGGTGATTAAATAACGGACGCATTGAATCTACCTCTATTGTCAATAGACTCACAACACCATCCCTAGATTGTCGCGTGTCATGCGCACCGCAGCGGCGCGCGCGCTGGCCCCGGAGGCAGTGCCCGTCCCGGTCGTCAGGAGAATATTTAACTCGCCCTTGGCGATGCGCACCAGGACGCCTATGGCGTCCTCGTATCGCCTACGAACCTCCTCGCTCGATTGCACAGACCACAGCCGATAACGGGCAATATCGCAGGCCAGCCGTGCGAGATTTGCTGCCGTCGATTCACTGATTCCTGTTAAAGGAATGGGATACCTGCTACCGATATACGTATTTATCTCCCCATCCGCCTCATCGAGCGCCGATTCAATGCGCGCATCGTCCCGAACCCCGCTTGGAGAGGATGTCAATTGGGTGAGTTCGGGATTCTCTATGCGATCGAACCTATCTAGCATCTGTTGCAGGGTGGCGTACATGGTTATTAGATTGGATAATTATCCCACGGCAATTGCCAATGCGGCCCGTCCTGGAAGCGCTCCCAGTCCCCGCCCCATTCGATCGGGACCTCGAGGTCCCTGGCGGCCCGCTTGATGACAGGAGCGATCCGGTGATAGAGCGGCCATGCCCACGACGGATGGCCGTCCTCGTCGAGTGGAGCGATATCGACTGCATGGCCAGTTAGGTGCCGAGAACGCAGCGTGCGACTAGCACCATTGCGCACTAAACGCATCTGGCGGTCCAGTGTGCGCCGTCCCTCTAGCACAATTAGATCAATCTGCGATATGCCGATAGCCAGATCTAGCACCCGCACAAGGTCATGATGTAATCCCGCCATGCGCTCGCGCGAATAGGCGCTCCATCGATATGGGAGGATATGATCATGTTTGGTTTCGTCGAGGACGCCAGACGGCACGTACATATGATTATCCGATTAATGTAATTGAGCCGCCTAACGGCGGCTCAATCTCAATGCTATCAACCGGCCCCAGTAGATCCGTATGCGAGTTGCGGGAATGTGTATCCCGCGACTGCATCGGCCTCAATTGAGAATATAAATTCCCCAGTCCGCACAACGTGCGAATCGCGCGGGTCGGTTACTTCTACAACGGTCGGCTTTTTTCGTTGCACTAGGATAAACGGTTTTAGCCCTCCGGCCTCCCCGACCAAAAACCACGCAGTATCGCTACTGAGTTCAGGCCAATAAATAACAGGGATCCCTTTATATGGATTGGGTTTACCGTCCTCCAACCTATCGTTGGTCGATAGAACCATAGCGGTTTCGCGCAATGCTACAGGAACTAGCAATTTGACGTTGTTGACTCGAATAGGACGCCCCTGGTTATTGCGCATCGATTGTATAGCCGTTAGGCCTGCGCCAATACTGGATTGGGCCAATGCCAACGTTGCAGCGGAAAGAACTGCGGTGCCCTTATTGCTGAATGTGGTATCGGATCCATTTTTCGATTTTGTGCCATGGTTTGTGGCAAAAAACGGTTTTCCATCCCAGCATGCATCCGTAAAACCAGCATTAACGGCAGCACCAACCCTCTCCTCTGGGAAATATGCGGCTAATTCGCCCTGACTGGTTGCCTGCATTTTGTATATGCCGAGCCGGTCTGCCTCTAGATCTCTGCGTTTAACGGCAATCGTGCTCTCGTATTCCTCGCATGTCAGGGCATATGTATGCGCCGCCAGATTGCCGACGATTTTATCCCCTACCCATTTACGCCAATTCGGCAGGTTGCCTACCCAATCCATTTTTTCAACTATCTGGTTGGTATCCAGGATAGTAGCGAGCTGTTGATATTGTGTTTCTGCAGCCTGTAATGCCACATTGAATGTGGCGCGGATATTGCGGAATACATCATCCACATTCGTTTTATTGATGAGCATAACTAATCTCCTCAGATTCCGACTCTGACCCAAACGCCATTAGCGTCCACGTCCACGATCTTGCCCGCGACCGAGCGGGTATTGGTCGCGCTGGTTTTGGCAACAGTCTGGTCGTCGACGATATAGCAGTCATCGCCGATCTCGGCATTGGTGATCAGATCGGCACTCGCGGAATTGTTGAATAGGAATATCCCAACCCTGTAATTGGCCTCGATCGCGCCGGCCAGACCGGCACTGTTATCGGCGCGGGCAGTGAACATACCAACTGCTACCAGGCCGGTAGCTGTGACTCCTGGTTTGATATCGCCGGCGGTGTCGCGCACGGCAATGCCGCCCTCGTAACAAACGACGGCAGCCGCTACTGGGCCTCTGAAATCAATCCCAGATCGAACCTGGGTGCTACGTCCTGCAGTTAGTGCGGTCATTACCTGCCTCCAAATTTAGCGATTATTTCGGCGCTATTGCCGAATGCTGCGGCAATAGCGATCTGTTCAGCGGTGAGGGTAGCATCGCCATGTGGTGAACCACCGTTATGGTTGCTCTCGCTCACCACAACCGGCGCGGCATCGATAAATGCACGCAACCTATCGATGCCGCCATCGGTACGAGCCTGAGCCCGATGATATTCGACAGTGGCGGGAGTTATTCTCGCCTCAGATAGGCCGCGATCGATGAGACCATTAATTTCGCACTCGCGTTGATCCTCCTGCATTTGACGCAACATCGTTTCTGCCTGCACCGCACGATGCAAAACAACATCGTAATCGGCGCGGGGCACATAAATCGAAAGATCGGGGGTGTTAGCGCGGTGTAGAGCTGTTTCCCTATCCTGCTGCAGGGTGCGAATTGCATTAATGACGTCATCATCTGTAGCCGATGGCGTTAGGTTGAGTACATTTGCCAATTGGTGCGGAATAGACATATTAATATTCTCTCTAATGTTCTCTCGATTTAGGGCTGGAAGGGGTAGGTTCGGTTGATTGGTGAGCGCAACAGAGGCAATGGCGCGCACGGCGCCTGATGCGTCTAACAGATATGCCGGGGAATAGTAGCGATAGGCGCGCGATCGCACAGCAGTGGCCCCGTCCTCGGTCCAAACGATTTTGCCCCAGATGCCATCGTCGCGCGATTGTAGGTCGACTATCCATCCTGCGGCGGGAGCATCTAACCCGACTGGGGCTCGAATGTGAGTCGCATGTTCCCAATCAAGGGGTACATCGGCAGTACGTCTGTCCCATGCCGCTAACAGCGGCGTTGGGTCATCCATACGGTAACCACGCCCATCGACACCAGTTTGCGTACCCAGCGGCGCGAGCAATAACCAGTCCGGCGGCACCCCATCGTGCAGGACCGGTGTCGGGAGCGATCTGCATAGAGTCAATGGACGCATTTGTCCCATTGTTAGACCATATACGCAATGCCTGTTAGTATGGCATTTAAAGTTGATGGGCATTATATTAATAATGCCATCGTCCGTTCGATTATATTAAAAATATCGAAATAAGTAAGGCGAATCACATTCAATCTATAACGATTGCTCAAGCGCGCGGCGCAGGATCTCCAGGATCTCCTCGCGGTCCGCGGCCGCGATCCCCAGGAAGGGCCGCGGCGGGATATCCCCCCAGGGGATAGGGCGGCCATGGCGATCGCTGCCGGCGTAGCCGCGCTTCATGCCGAACTGTTGGGCAGCGGCATAGATACGATTGGTCCCGACCGCCACCGCCCGCCCGCCATCCTTCAATTGATAGCGGATGGTGTCCTGCAAGACCCCAGAGTCACGTAAGATCTTGGCCGCGGCCAAGACCTTGGCGCCCTTCTTGGTCAGGGTGCGCCCTCCGGCGGTGGTCTTGCGCTTGGAGAGCAGCCCCTTTTTGGGGTCCTTCTTGGTCCCGGTCAGGCGACGCAGCAGGGTCACCTCCGAGAGCGGCGCCCATGGTTTGCCGTCTGGGGCAACCTCGCGACGAAATCGCTCGTCGGTACTGCGCAACATGTATTCGCCAATATCGCGCATTACTGGGGATGGGTTCTGCAATCGCGCGAGCATTTGGCGCAGGGTCTGTTTGACCTCGGCATCGTCGATGGCAATGGATATGGTGTTATGGGCGCCGGCCATTGGCTATACTCTCCAATGAGATGTTGCGATTCATACCTCAACCGAACCTAAATGGAGACCCTATGGAGACCATTCTAGATTATGACCCGACCCCATTCGAACTAGAAAACCTCGGGTTCATATATTCCATCGATGGCGAGCGCATGACCGTGGATGAGATTCGCACTGAAATCCTCAAAATGAGCGAGCGCTCACAAAACCTTACCCTCTACGATCTGTTCCGCATGCGCGACGAGGATGAGCGCGCCCTGCAGTATCTGCTCCGCCTCCCGCCCGACGACGGGGATCGCAGGGCTCGCGAAGAGTATGCGCGGGAATGGCCTGCGGAGATCATGGCGCAGAGGAATCCGCGGCGGCATGGGGACTCCGCGCCTTAAGCCGGCCCAGTTTCTCGGCAAAATCATCCGGTTTTTGGATCCACTGAAGCACGCTCTGTATCTGCGTTCGAGAGAGCCCTTTCCAACCGGCCGCACGCCCGGCCTTAGCGATAGCGTCACTCAGGTTGGCGAGGATGGTCCCGCCATGGCCGTCATCGATGGGGCCCTCGAAGCTCACGCGCTCCATCTCCTCCAGGAATTCGTCTTGCTCGACCGCCACCGCGCGTAGTAGCGCCTCGATGCGATCCACGAACACGCGATACCCGGAATCGGCCCGCACGTAAACGGGAAAGCGCGCCGCCCCGCCGCCGATGGCGCGCAGAAACTGCGGATAGGTGCGCAGCGCGATGAACTCGTTAGTCGCCTCCAGCAACGTCTCGTTGACAGAATCCTTGGCATAGACATAGTTTTTATCCTTTAACCCCTGCTGGCGATTATGCCCGATCTCGTGCCAGATGGTCTTGATCATGGACTCCTCTTCTGGCTCGAGCCCCCTGCCCATACGGATCTTCCACAGCGCGGCCTTTAGCCTGTCGGTGTAATGCGCCAACGGGTTGCCAGGGCCTGGCACCATATAAACACCGTTGCAGTCAGTAGCCATCTTGTACTTGGCTGTCACTACCTCGGTTACCCGGGTAAACGGCGGCAGGGGCTCGCCGAACGTCCCGGCGACATCCCGCAAAACCCCGGCAATCGCATCCGATTCGGCCCCATGCGCGATAGCTGCCGGCGGCACGGAGCCGAATAGCCGCATGAGCTTGGGATCAAGCAGCATCTGATCGAGTTCGTAGCGATTCGCCCCCGGCGCATGATCCCACCCGTAGTCCACGCCCTTGGGCAAGATCTGCTCTTCCCCGCGTCTGGTGACGGTGTAGGTCCCGTCGTTCGGGGTCTTGTCCGGCCCTGTCTTGCCCATTTTGGCGAGATCACGCGCGGAGAGTGCGAATGCTCTGCACTTGCAGCCCCAGCCGTTGGGCGGCCAATGGGTGCGCCACCATGGGTCGTCGACCGCCAGCACCAGGCCATCCCAGGACTTATGCAGGGGCCGCGGGTGCAGCACCGAGTCGTTATGGCGGTACTGTAGATAGGGGCGCTCGGCCTTGACCTCCTTGATCTGCGCCCAACGCCCGGCGGCATAGGATGTGCGTAGGTTGGTCTCATAGATGACGCGGGTGCGCCAGGCGACGCCTGGCACGCTGTCCTCGCCAGTCCATCCCGTCCAGCCGTGTTTGGCAACGATCTCGTCGAAGTCGCGGCGGAATTCTTCCAATGTCGTGCCGTCCTCAATGCCCTTGAGGACGGCTGTATGCAGATCGGCCAAGAGATCGGCCTTGGCCGCCCCAGCGACGATAAAGGCACGGTCATGGGCGGCGCCGCGGATATCGTCCCAGCGCGCAGTGGGCAGATTCAGCTTGCCCTTGAAGTAGGCGATCTGCTCGGCGAAGGACAGGGAGCCGTATTCAGCCACCGGTCAATCCCGCATAGGCCAGGCAGATGAGTTCGCGCCGCTCCTGCCGATCGCGTTCATGCGCCGTCGCTTAAGCTCCCGAAGGGCGGCCACGGTCTGGCAGTGGCGAATTACGTCCGCCCGCAGATGATCAGGGACCCGTGTGAGGCGGGTCAAGTAGTCCTCATGATCCACGGCCCCTTCGCAATAGGCGTTCCAATGCCCGCCAGCCGCGCTGGCGCTGGGATATTGATTCATGCACCCTCCTGCATAACGTCGTAGCGCCCGGCTAGCTCGGCGGCGAACAGGGCCTCGCCCATCACGGCGGCGAGCTCCTCGCCAGGCAGATCCGGATATAGCCGCCGCAAGCGTTCGGCGAAGTCAGCCAAGTCTTCATCTGACGCGAGGGAGGCATCAAGGGCGGCGCGGATGGGCGCGAGCAAGGTGTCCATGGGAGCGGCCGCCGCCCGTTCCAGCGCCGCGGTCTGCTGATCCGCGTAGTCGTCCGCGGCGAGCACGCCGGCGCGGTGAAGGGTGATCCGGTTGGCCGAGACTGGCGCCCCAACAGGTATCGGTCCTCCAGAAACAGGGACTGGAACGGCGGCTAGTAGCTCACTATGCGGCGCAGGATCTGGTATTCCCAACCTATCGCGGATAATGCTCTGCTCGACCCGCAGCCCGAGCGGGACCAGGCGCGCCAGGGCATCGACCAGGCCCGCGAGGTCCTCCGCGTCCGGCTCTGCGATCAGGATGCGCGGGGCGTCATCCGGGTCCATGCCGCCATGATTGAGTGCCAGGTAGGCGCCCACTAAGTCTCGATTTAGGGTCTCGGCCAGGTCAGCCGCATCGGCATCGCGCAGATCTCGGCGCACCTCGTCCTGTGCCTGATTCCCACCCAGCGCCCCTGGCTGGCCCTCGCTGCTGGCGATTTGGCCCAGGACCAGCTTGGAGAGCTGCTGATCGGCCCAGCGGGCGAGGCGCTCGAAGGTGTCCGCCCCGGGGCCGCTCGCCGCGGCCTGGATCAGCTCGATCCGCATCGACTCCGGAATCGACGCCCCCCAGTCGGTGCCCAGGTTGGCAATCGCCGCGAGCAGCTTAGCCAAGTCTTCCTCTTTGGCGTCGGGGCCGTATTTGCCCACCCGCATGGGCAGGCCATAGGTGTCGGCGAAGCGCAACCAGTCGCCCAGCGCAAAGCTCTTGGCCATATAGGCGATGACCGCGGTGCGCGCCAACCCGCAGCCGAGCTGGTGGCCGCTGAGCAGCCCGGGGGCGTGCACCAGGTAGCGGTAGGGCGGCAGGGGCAACCCCTCGACGGGGGCGGCGACATCGCGCAGGCGCAGCTCACCCGGGCGCTCGCGGTGCCAGGCGAACCAGCGCGGGTCGATCCAGCGATAGCCCGCGATGACCTCTCCGGTGCGCGCCTCGGTGCGGTCGCGCGGCGCCCAGGGGGCGCGCCCGGTGTCCCAGGTCAACTCCACCACGGCATAGCCCTTGCCCAGGGCGTCCAGGAGGAAGGAGCAGGCCCGGCGGAAGCCGGGGCCGCGCACCAGGGCGCGCACCTCATCGGCGAGCGCCAGGTCCGCCGCCTCGTCGCTCGCGCTCTCCACCGTCACCGGCAGGCGCAGCACCGCTTGGCGGCGGGTGCCGAGCACCGAGCGGTAATGGGCCTCGCGCCGCTCGATCTCGGCGGCGAGGGTGAGGAAGTTGTAGCCGTCCCCGGCATCTGCCGCCTTCAGGGTGGCGGCCAGGGACTCGGGAGTCAAACCGTCGGCGATGCTGGTCGTGTCCCAGGCCCGGCGCACCCCAGCCAGGGTGGCCGTGGCATAGGGCCGGGCCAGCTCGGCGCGGCTCTGCACCCGCAGGGGACGCCCATCGGCGCCCAGGAGGACTGGATCCGGCATCAGAGTGCCCCTCGCCTCGGCAGGAGGCGGCGCAAGCCGCCGCCGTGCGGCTGGGCGGCCGCGGCGACCTCCTCGGCACGGCGGCTGCGTAGGTGATCGGACCCGGTGACTGGGGCTGGCCTGCCGTCCGGCATGGCCCGCTGGCGCACCGGGTGATAGGCGTATTCGGCAGCTCCTTTGCCCGCCGCCGACACCGCCAGGGCCAGCGCCCAGAAGCGGTCGGCATGGCTGCCGCCCTCGCGCTCGGCGCTCAGGCGCGGGATGCCGGTCGGGCCGGCGGTGCGCTGGACGCTGTGCAGATCGTTGCGCAGGGGGGTATCGCCTTGCGGCAGACGCAACGTGCGGTCCTCCATGCGGTCCTTTAGCGCGCTGGCCAGATCGAGCTTGGCGGCGGGGGTGAACAGGACGCCGACCACCCGCGTGCCGCCATGGGCACGCTGGGCCTGCTGCAGCAATCCCTCGCCCATGCCGGTCTGATCCAGCGCCGCCCGCACGATGCGGTAGCGCCCCATGAGCCGGGCGAGCTCGGCGAGCTGCGTGGCGAAGGGGGCCCGCGCGAGCTCCACGCGCTCGCGCGCCCAGAGCACATCGCCAACCTGCTCCAGACACCAGATCACCGTGAGGTCGCCGCGAGCGGCGAT